CTGGCGGTAAAGGTCAAGCTGGTTGGCCAGGGCGTTAAGTCCGGCCTGGGCAGATCCGAATACCGCAAACCGTCCGCCGGGTCCGCCCTCTTTCGTTGCGCCAGCCTGGCCGGCGTAGTTCAGGTTCCCGGGGTTGTTGTTGCGGATGCCTCGGGGCTGGCTGCCGGCGGCCGGGGCGTATGGCGAAACGCCCGGCATGCGCCCACTGGATGTGCGCTGTGACGCATCGGCGCGGGCTTCGGCATCAAGGGCGGCTTGCGCCTCTTTGTTGCCAAAGAACGCGAGGAACTTGGCGGTGTTTCTGCCGATGTTGTCGCGCTCGTTTTGCGGCAGCGCGTCGCCCATCGCCTTTCCGGCGGCCTCTGCCCATTCAAAAATCTTCTTCCAGCCCTCGGCGATCTTCGAGAGCACCGGGATGGCAATCTCCCCGGTAGTCACGATGGCGCTGCCGATCCCGCTCACTACCTTTGCGATGTCGTCCGCGTTGTCCTCGAACCACTTCGCGGTCTTCTCCATCTGCGGACCGAGCACGTCCAGCAGCTTCTCGCCGACCACAGCGCCGGCGGCGTCAGCTCGGTCCCCGATCTCTCGTAGCTTTTCCTGGAAGGCGTGCGCCTTGCGGGCGGCGCCCTCAAAGTCGGTGTTGTTGGCCAGGTCTTTGTACTGCTTGGCGAAGCGCTCAAAGTCGCCCGACCGGATAGCCAGCATCATCCGCTCGTCGATGCCGAGCACGCTGGCGATTCCGTTCGCCCGATAGACCGGCATTGCCCCGAGAGCCTTGCCGATGTCCACCAGCACATCGGCGGTGTCGCGCAGCCCGCCGGATGCGTCGCGCGTATCGACGCCGAGCATGTCCTTGATGAATCCGCCGGTGGCGGGAGAGCTGCGCATGAAGCGCGCCAGGCTCTCGACGGACGCCATGGCCTCTTCAGATGACAACCCAAGCTGCCGCGCCGCAAACTGCACGGCCTTGATGCCCTTGACGCTGGCGCCAGTGCGCTGGCTCGCAAAGTACAGCGTCTCCATGTTGCTGGCGAACCGCTGCACAGCGACGCCCACAGCCAGCGCGGCGCCAGCCGTAACGGCGGCCAAGGAGGCCACCTTCTTGGTGGCGTCGTCGATCCCGCCCTTGAACTTCTTCAGGCTGGTTTCGTCGGTCTTGAAGCCGAGCGAAACCAGGAATTCGCGGATCACATCTGCTTGCGACATGGAGGGCTTTCTTTAAGTGCGCGGGCGCATGTGGTCGGCGACTCGGCGCTCGTTTTCGGCGCGCACATCAAGCGCGTCATTCATCAAAGCCAGGTCACACAGATCAAGCGTCCCGTCTTTCAGGGACTCGAACCGGCACAGGCCGGAGAGGACGGGCCGAAGCAGCCAATCCTCTCCGCCCGGCAGGCTGGCGAATGTCAGGCCATCGAGCCCAGCAGATCCCCCAAGCCCATCCGGCCGAGCCCTTCGAAAAAAGGGGCCAGGTTGTCCCGCAGAACTTCGAACACGATCTGGTTCATCACCAGGGCGTCGATGTCGTCGAACGCGATGCCGCCGCGCTGCACGAACACCGGCGCCCAGCGGTCGCCCTGCTGGCGCTGCACAACAGCCAGCGCGCGAACCTGGATGTATTCCACATCGGCATCGGACATGCTCGCGAAAGCAGCGGCCAGCGGCTCAAAGGCGCGCGCCGGATCGCTCTTGATGGCGCCCACGACACCCGAGAAGGCCGACACCAAGGGCGCCAGGCGCCGGATGATGTGAGACTGCTCGAAGGCGTTCATGCGGCCGGAGCGGTATTTCTGTCCAGAGACTTCGAACTCGCTGGTCATGGCTTACACCTGATTTGCGATGGAGAGCAGCAGGCCAGCCAAGGACTGGTCAATGATGCCGGCGTGGAACTCCCATGCAATGGTGCCGCCCTCCTTGGCGTAGGAGTTGGTCGGGATCTTGCCGAACGCTACCTGCTGGCAAGTGATCTGGTCACCTGTTTGCGGGTTGGAGATCGTCAGGATGTTGACCCCGTGCAATGCCGAGCTGGTGCGCTGCAGCTCCACCATGTTCGACAGAAGGGCATTCGTCGGGCTGGTCTTGAGCAGGTGCAGCGTGATACGGCCGGACTTGTTGGCGTGCAGGCTGTGCATCGGGGAACCGTCAGCGCCGATGGTCATCGTGTTGATGTCCTCGGACGGGTCGATGCTGATGCCCTCCTCGGCAACGCCGGCGCCGGAGCCCAGCGAGAAAGCGCCGCCAGGGCCCTTGATGGAGGCCTTGACGTCGAGAAAGCTGTAGGTGGAAGACATGGTCTTGAATCCTTACCGGTTGACGTTGATGGCGATATCGACGGAATGCACGGCACCAGCCAGCTTGACGGCGATCTGGAACGGGACGGACTTGCGCGCCTCGCGGTCGCTCTGCGCCTGGCTGGCCAGGGTCGGCGTGAAGAGGTAGTAGCCCTTGGGCAGGAAGTCGCCGGGCTTGAGCGTGCCAAAGCCGCCGGATGTCCAGTTGCCGGGGCCAACAAGGCCATTGTTTCCCGCGGCAATCAGTGCGCCCTCGATGGTGTTGGCGATCAGGTGATTGCCTTCGTCGGTCTGCGGAATCTTCGTGGTGCTCGTGTAGAGCAGATTGAACGCGTCCGTCTCGATGCGGTTGCGCAGCCACGCGAGGCCGTGGATCTCGTCGAAAAAGGCCGGGCCGGACATCACGCCATCCTGAATGATCGCGGTGGAGTTGGTGTAGAACGCGAAGACGTTGGCGCGCTTGGCCTTGAGCGTAGCGGCCTGGCTGGCCGTCAGCACCTCGTAGGTGACGCCCGGCTCCTGCTTGTACATCAGCGTGATCGTCGAGCGGTTGGCGTTGAAGTCCACCGAGAACGCGCGGCCGAACATCGACGCTGCGGCGTACGGGATCTGGCTGTATTGCACAAACGACTGCCGGTAGCCGGCCGCAGCCATCACGCTGGCGATGTCGGTGGTGATCGTCGAATCAAGCAGCGTGGTCGAGCTCGAGGACACGCCGTAGATGTGGCGCTGGTCGGCCTCGATCAATGCAGCGACGGCCAGGTGTTGCGCATCAGTCAGGGCGGAGTCGGCGAACAGCAGGCCGAAAAACTGGGTGGAGAAGCGGTCCAGGAACGACGCCACGGCAGCATCCGGCGTTTCGGCGACGATGCCGGCGACGGGCGGCGATGCGAGGCCGGAGGTCAGCTTGAGCAGCGCGGAAATGTTCGTGCCGGCGCCCGGGGCGACAGCATAGGCAACCGTCGATGTGGCGCCGGTGGTGGCGCTGGTGATCTTGAAGCGGGAGCCGTCCCATGTGCAGGAGCCGGCCGCGCCGAGCGCAGTGGTGATGACCGACGCCACGCCGTTCAGGTTGGTGGCACCGGAGAAGTTCAGGCCGGTAAGCGCTTTGACGGTGCCATCGACGGCGACCGAGAAGCCGCCGGAAGTGATAGCCGTCCAGGCGGCAAGAGTCTGCTCAAGCGCAGACAGCACACCCCCGCGCAGCAGGCCGGCGCTCGCCGTCTTGGCCCAGCGGCCAACGTAGAGAGCCTGGGGCTGCGGGCTCTGCGCGAAAAACATGGCGGCGGCCTTGTACTCGGGCGCGGACGTGCCGAAGTCGATCCCGACGCTGGCGATGTCGCTGTAAAGGCGCATCCGCTCGGAAACGTCGATCACGTCGGAAGAGCCCATGACGAGCAGCGCATTGAGGTTCGCGCCCTGCGCCGCCAGGGGCGCAAGGTTGATGGCGACTCGAATCAGTCGCGATACGGAAAGGCCAGCCATGCCGGGTGCTCCTATGGGTTGATGGTGATGTCCGGCGTCTGAATGCTCAGGGCCGGGAAGCGACGCACAACGGCGCGGCGCAGGTTCAGGGTTGCGTCAATTCGGTACTGCCATCGCTCGTTCTGCAGCGCCGGCACGGCAATGGCGTCGGTGATGTCGATCAAGCCAAAGCCGGCGGCGGTCAGGTAGGTTCGGTTTTGCTCAAGGCTCACGCCCTCGCGAAGCCGGGCTTCGGCCTCGTCAGCGCCAGGCCCAAAGAAGGACAGCAGGACGGATAGCTCTTGCTGCCGGTAGATCGTGCTGCTGGCGCCGTCGTCGGCGTGAAGCTCTGAGGCGTGAGCATCGCTCTTGCGGGATGTAATACCCAGAGCGATCCACGTCGCGTCGTTTGCCGGCTGATTGGGCGGCTCCGGCTGCCAGCGAGGACGAACCAGCGCGCCCTCAATGCCAGTGATGGCCGACACGTACTGCTGCAGGAATCGCTGCAGGCCTTGGCCTTCAAGCGGTGCTGGCCCGCCGGGGATTGGCGTCAGGATTCCCGCGGTGGTGCTGTCGCTCATGTCGGCTCCGCCTCCTGGTAGTCCATGGCCGAGCACTCGGCGCACACGAAGCCGGCGCCGTAGTGCGACCAGTCGAAAACGGTCGTCACCACAAAGTCGCGGCCGGAAAAGACGATCACATCAGGCTGGTGGCCGACGGCCGGGCCGATCAGCTTGAACATCGTGTGCACGGTGATCGTGTTCGGCTGGCGCTGACCCTCGGCGGCCCGCTCGATCTTGGGCTGACTGCCGGCCGTCACGACAGCCGTTACGGTATG